AAACAATACCTTTTCTTGTATTAGTAAATCTTTGGATTGTTTCTTTGCTAAAACAACCTTTCTTTCCTTTGTTCCAAGGTATATTTCCTTTTTTTACTCCACCGATACCCTTCCTCTCATACTCATCAAATCCTTCTCCACCACCAGTTTTATTCCAACCATTTTTATAAGTGTCATATTTTTTTATATTTTCTATTTCTAGATTTTTGGCATCATTAGAGGAAAGATTTTCAAATAAAATCTCAAATGTATGTGGTGGTTTTTGTCTTTTATGGGTTCTTTTTCTTTCATCTATATGTTGTGTCTGACCAACATATTTGATAATACCATCAATATCTCTTAACAAGTAAATATAATACATAGTTTTTATTTTTATTTATAATCCAAGAAATTCACAATCTATTATATAAATCTTCTATTTTTACCTCACTAACAACTCCATTTTTTTCAATCTCTATCAACGTGTCTCCACTAACACACTCAAACTCAACTTTAAATTGCTGTTCTGACGTGTTAGCAATCGTCTGTCTTTTCCATTCACTATCTCTTCCAGGAACTTCAGTCCAGTGAACATCAGTTGGAATATAATCATTTGCATTCTTCTCCGCATCATGCCACATTCTATAGAAGTGGTTCATGCCATGAGGCGTTGAAACAATAATTACCTTCGTTGATTTACCAGAAGTAATAGTAGGATAAACAGAGGCAAAGAAGGCATCTGCAACATGGTTTGGAACGAACGCAAATTCGTCGAGGAAGAGAATGTTAAACGACATGCCTCGGACAGCACTTGCAGACGTAGAAGCAGCCAGTATCTTTGATCCATTTTCTAATTCTATATTACCTTTGTTCCATACAAGAATACCCTGTTGCATCCATTTGGGCAAGTTCTCATATGCAGTTGCAAGTCTTGCTAAAAGTTCTCTTGCAGTTGATGCCTTGTTTGCAAGAATACCAATATTAACACTATCATTAAAGATTGCATAGTGTAAAAGATAAGAGACCACAGTGGTAGACTTACCAGTCTGACGAGGCATCTTACAGATATTAAATCTGTTGTGATGGAAATTTTTAATAAGTTTCTCTTGAAAGTTATATGGAGTAAATTGAGTTAGTCCTTCATCAAGAGAAACAATCTTTACGTAGTTCTTTGCAAAATAAACAGGGTCATCCTTACAACTAATAAATTCTTCAATATTACTAGAACTGAATTCAATCGGCGTATTTGCCTTCTTCAGATTGGGATTACCAAGATATACATCAGACATATTTAAAACTTATTATTTTTTACCGGCCATGTAATATGTAGTGCGCAAGTCAAAAATAATATAAAACCAATTACAAAAAGAGTAGACATATCATTCAATCAAAGTACCATGTGCCCTTCGTATCTCACGCAGTATCTCAAAATCTTTCACCTTAGTGCCGCCATCAATCATACAAACCTACCATTTTCATCTCTTGGAATATTTAGTCCTTTGCGTTGCTTATTTCTCTCTGCAAGGTCAGGTCTTTTTCTACCTTTATTTTTTTTGCCAGCCTCCCTCATCTTCTCTCTACTCTCTTCGCTAATATTACATTTCCTTCCCGTCCTTTCTCTACTCATTCTTTCTCGGTCTTCTTCGGACCACATATTTTTTCCTTTATTCCAAGCAGTTTTTCCCTTGCCTTTAGATCCACCTCTTTTGCCACTCTCGCTCAATACCTTTTTTATAACTTCTTCTTGTCCTATCATCCCAGAAAGAGCTTCGTAAGCAATCTTATCCAACTCATTTCCGTGCTCTTCGTATAGTTTCTTATGTGCTTCTGCATGTTCTTCTACCGTAAGTTCTACAAGATTAGAAGGGTCGTCAGTTCCTCCCATATGTTTAGGAATAATATGGTGGATATGTTTCATAGCAGCAAATATAACTACTATTATTTATCCACCATAAGGATAGGCAAGTAATAAAACTTTACATTACTCTACAAGAGTTCCTAACTTCCTGCGTATCTCACGAAGTTCTTCAAAATCTTTTTTCTTTGTCCCCCCATCGTATTCCCACGCTAGACCTTCAGCAATCATTTGTTCGTTGAGTGAGAGTTCTGCGTCTCCAATGTATAACCATCCAAGGAGTCTGCCATATTTACCCATACCCCCAACAAGCTCAGTCCTAATAATGAGGTCATCATCACCAGCAATCGCACCAGTGAGTTTGTCTTCGAGCCAGTGGGTTGCGTCATAACCTAATGCCTTTTCCTCTTCATCTTTAGTTCTTTTCTCAGGAGTATCAACTCCAGCAACTCTCACACGCTCTTTCTTATAAAGATCAAATCCCAAGTCAATAGTTACGTCGATAGTATCACCATCAACTACTCTGTTTATTTCAATCACTCTAAAGTTGTAGCAGGACTTCCTACTCGGTGGAATCATTGCACCCATCTTCTTGCATCTCCTGGAATGCCAATCTTAATATATATACGACAACATATGCAGTAAATGCAAGACCAGAACAAAGAAGTATAATGACACTCCATACAGGAGAATTGATATCATGATCCATATATGTTAAGCAACATTAAAAAATATTTATCAACAGTCATTAAATACAGACCCCACTTCAGAACCAATATTAGAACCAATTCTCTGACCTAACAGAGTCATCCACCCTGCTGCTAACCAACCAACATAAGGAATGTTTAATACTGCGGGAGCAAGAGCACCAGTAGCAATGCTAGTTCCTGCCAGAGCACCTTGTGACCGTGCTCCAGCGTCCGCCACTAAACACTCTATCTCTTCCGCAGACTTTCCCTCCTCATCTATTTCACCTCCACCAAGATTACGATATCCTTCTGCGGTATATTCGTCCTTGCGATACTCATTTCTCTTTTCAGTCCCACCACCAAACAAACCTTTCTTGGTCTTATCAAGTTCTAATGATCTTTCAGTAGAAAGAACCTTTGGGTCATTAGCACGATACTTCACGCTATACCCGTCTTTACTTACATTCAGTTCATAAGATGAGTATTTTCCATCTGGAATGTTAATGACTGGACTACTGATGGTGCTACCCACTTTCATAAGATGCCCAATAATACCAATATGGCCAATACCAACAGTAACAGCAAGAAATAAAATAACACCATTAGTTATTTTCTTCATTGTTTTTGTCTATCAATAGCAGATACTACTGGTGGTTGGTCTTCTTTCTTTCCAGTAGGAGCATTTCCATTAGATGTCTTTGCACCATTACCACCATTTCTGGCAGGTGATAATCCGAATGCAGCTAAAGATCCTGAGAATACAGAAGCAATGAATGTAGGATCAAAGTCTAAAATTTTCTGACCTGTTGGAAGTCTGATATAAGAAGCAGTTAATAAAGAAGCGGACCAGATCAAGACTACAAGCTTAACCAAATCCGCTAACCATTCTCTGTTTTCTTCGTGATCTTTCTCTACAACCTTTGAAATTTCTTTCTTTTGTTCTGGCATTGTAGATTGAGAATCTACACTATTTAGTTTTTAACCTTCCTATGTCCGTATTCTATTACAATACGTTTATGTTCAGTGTATTTATCAGCAACAACTTGCGTATACCATTTTCCATCAAGTTCCTCAGCAATCTTGTCTAAACGAAACTTGGAAATATTTTCTTCAGTCATAATAATTATGGTGTAAGTAAATCTACAGTAATGTTCGCTTTCTCTAATTCATTATATTTTTTGCAAAGAGTTTCACTAGATTCATGTTCCCATTTGTGATATAACTCTTTTAAATGCTTATGATAGTCTTCGCCAGTACAGTCTACCATCTCTTTTGCGACAATGCCCTTTATCAGCATGTCTCTGGTGTATGATACCATGTTTAAACTTTAATATCCAACAAAGAACTTCTCATAATAAATTAACGGCAAAAGTTCTTCTTGGCTGGTCTTTGGAATTAATTATTTATTGTTGAAAACACCTGAATGTAAAGTTTGGAGTTGTAGGAACACAAAAGTGTTCAGGTGGATTATCAATCCTCCATAAAGTATAGCAAGCAATAATAATTTGAAGAAAAGGAAGAACAAATGCAATACGTTCTCTCATTCAAAAACTGGACGAACTTCAATGTAATTATAGTACTCATTCCGATACTTTTCAAGAACATCCTTAGAGTTTCCATAATATCCCATGTGCATATTCACACAATCAAGATAACGAAGATGTTCACGATCAGAATCCACAGTATAGTTATCACAATAAAATAGAATCTCCTGAGGAACTTCTACTTGTTTATTTGTGTTTGGGTCATCAACAAAGAATGGAAAGGTCATTTAACGTATCCGTTTTTCTTCAACCATTGTAGCGTAAGTGGAGTGGGTTTGTAAACCTCCCACATAGGACCAGCAGCACAAACTTCAAGAGCCTCAGCAGTCATTCCTTCTGTCTTACCTGCCCACTTTGCTTCTGCTTCCCAAGGCCATGCAGACTCTGGATAATCCTGTTCTACTATTTCACGCCAGAACCTAGGAACATCTTCTTCTGGTTTAATAATGGCAATCATACTATTATCAATAGTCCCTGCCATACAATCTTGTGCAGCGTGCCACCCTTCGTGCCTCATAACTGTCATAAGAACATCAGGACGCTTCATAAAAGCATCATTGAGATAGAAGTTATTGGTGACGGTATGATAAACTCCACGATGTCCAGGAGGAAAATATCTCTCTGGACCTAGAAAGACCATAACTC